AGGGTTCGTCGGCTGCATCGGTCCCCCGCCCCCGCTCGGAGGCCGGATCACGGTTTGCGGCTCCTGTTGCGGGGGTCCGAGTAAACCTTGCATGGCGACGTTGGAAACGCCTGGAGGCAGCTTGTTGTACATCTTGCCGACGTTGCGGAAACCCTTTTCCATAAATTGCAAGGACTTCTCGAAGTCGGTCATCGCCGGATAGGTGTTGCCGATCGTATTACCGATACCAGGCGCCGCGGCTGCGCCGGAACCTAACCCCGCTTCGACCCCGCCGACCAAGCTCCCACCCATCCCCGCCTCACCCCCGTAGGCAGGGAGCATGGCGAGTTCTTCCGCGGTCAACCCCGCTTCGGCTGCCCCGTAAGCACCGGCACCAGTCCCGGCCGCAGCCGCGCCAGCACCTAATAGCCCCGCCCCGGTCGCGCCGGCTGCCGTACCCGCCCCAGCCGCCGAACCCATGCCGCCATACACCGCCGCCGGCCCCGCGGCAGCGAAGGCTTCATAGATCGCCATTAAGGCGGGGTATTCGGCGCCGCTCATCTCATCACCCCGGCGAATTCCACCCGCTATAGAGTCCAGCCCCCAACAGCCCGCCGCCGATCAGCGAGGCCAGTGGATTGGCTTGGTAGTTCTGCTGACTCTGCGCGGTGTTGGTCCCGTAGTTCCCCGATCCCCGAGACAACGCCGCCCCGTAGGCATCGAGCATCTGGAACGGGAATTGTTGCCACTGGTTGAAGTTGTTGTATTGCTGGTTCAGCATGTCCTGTTGGTATTGTCTCTGCGCATCCCCGACCCCGATCAAGCCTTGTGCCCGTTGCATGTCGGCTTGCTGCGCCGCGATCGCCGCCGGTAGCGCTCCGACCTGACGTTGCCGTTCGGTGTCCCAGTATTGAGACGCTCGGTTCAAGTCGCCGGTTTGAGCTTGGAGACCACGGTTCAAGGCATTTTCTCCAAGTCCTGCCGAGTTCTGCCACTGTTGGAAGTCCATATTCGAGGACATGTTTTGCAGGTTCTTACCCAGCCCGTATTCGTTGGCTGCGATCTGCGCGTCGTGTCCTCCACCATGAAACGCCCCTGCCCGGTTGAAAGCGGAATCGGTCTGCGCCGCGGTCCCGGTCTGGTAGGCCCTCACTACATCATCCATTGACTGCTGTTTGAAGGCGCCGTAGTCAGGTGAAAAGCCCATGTACGGATTCACGCCGTTCTGCGTCTGGATGCTCGAGAACGGGTTCTCGAACGCCCCCGCTGCGGTTAGTTGGTTATTCGCTCGAGCGGTCGCGTAGTCGGGTGCATTGTTCCCGGCCAGGTTCGCCATGTACTGCATACCCTGGACCTGGGTGTTGTTGATCGGCGCAATTTGCATCCCGTAGTACGGCTGATAGGGAGTCTGGGTGATCGCGGTCGCGTTGTTGATATAGTCCGCCCAGCCCTGCACCGTGTAGTCAGGGGGCTTGAATTGCGCGACGTTCGTGGTTCCACCGCCGCCTGATCCGCCGCTCATAATGCCACCTCGCGTTCGTAGATCACTTGTTTCGCCTTGAAGAATTGCTTCGCGTAACGACTCCAACCCCACCGTCCTCTAAATTCGATCCACTTCGCCCCATGATGCTTGGCGCAGTTGTCGAGAAAGGCGATCGTCTCGTCCTGAAAAGGCGTGACTTCCGCACAATGCTCCCCTCGGGTCGGTTCGCCATAGAGCACCCAGACGTTCAGATACGGCTCGCTGGAGAACGGTTGTTTCAAGACTTGGACGATGAAAAAGCCGCGACAGTGATCGCCGTCATAGCCGAGATACAGGTGCGCCAGCTTGTAGCGACACTGCGCGTACACGTCCTCCGCCCGCCAGCGCTCGGGGGAGGCTTCTTGAATCCGCGCGAGTCCGGTCTTGACGTAGTCCCACACGCCATGCAGACCTTCGGGGGTGATCAACTCGAATCTCATGCCGCCATGACCTCCCAGTTGGTCCCGTCGGAGACCAGGAGCGCCCACGTTCCCGCGGTCGCCGCCAGGATCGCGGTACCTGCCGCGCCCCCCGCTAACGGAACGACGTTGGCCGAGGCCGAAACGACGGTGTTGGCGGTGATCGTGCGCACCAATAACTGACGCCCGGCCGTTGCCGTGGGTAGCGTATAGGTCACGGTGCCCGCGAAATTCGCTAACAGGTAGTAGTCACTGTCCAACACCGTATAAGTCGCTGCGGTCTGCGTCGAGTAGCCAGTACGGACCGGACCCGCCTTGCGCGGCGCGATGCCTAACGTCGTCTCCAGCGCCCATAGCCGTTGATTGGTATCGCGCCACTGGTCATAGAGCGCTTGCAACAGGCGTTGATCCCATTCCGTTGCATCGAGCGAGAGCTCCGGTAAGCGGATTTCTTCCAGGCGGATCATCGCATGCCTGCCTTGGTTAACGTTGGCACGATATCGAGCACTTCACAATCCACCGTCGATTCATGGCGGAACTTGATATAGTTGGCCGTGATGCCGACGTTGCTCAGGAAGTCAGCGCGGAAGGATGTGGCATTCAATGCCACTTTGGAGGTATCCACCTCGCTACTGCTCGGAGTGGGCGGGCATTCCGCTACGCGACTCATGGTGGCCATAATCGTTGCGGAGGTTGCCGGCGATGGGCGAATGCCGTAAATAGGATTCACCCGCGACAACGTCAACAAATTGACGGGATCACCGTAAAATCTGGTATCGAGTAGGCCGTAAATAGAACGCGTGGTATTGCGGTTGCGCGGCTGGGTCCGCATCATGTACAGCGTGTATAAATTATAATGATTCGTGCTAGTAGTGAAGCTCTGCGAGCCATCGGTGACGCTCGCTATGGTCTTCGTGCGGAAGTCATCCACATTCGTATTACAGGGAACGATTTTGTCGGCAAGCGGCCGCATCTGTCCCCAGCGGTCATATTTATAATTCCAGACATAAATGCCACCGGCATAGGTGCAAACCCACACCGCCGAACTACGTTTGTCATGGCCCATGACTGCCGCAAAGTTCCCGTTCGGCAAAAGATTCGGGCGCATGGTTTCAATAATGCCGCGGGTAATCGGCGTGGGCCGCGTGCCGTCGAATGCGTAAACATCATCTCTGCCGACGAATGCCAGCGCATTGTCGATGCTCGTTACCGAACGGTGGCCGAGACAACCGATCTTGTCACTGATGCGCACGAAGTCCCAGATCGGCGAATTAGTACCCGTGCCGACATAGCGCCCGAGATACATGGATTCTGCCTTGAACACGACTACCCCATCACGCAACGGGCGGACGGCGGTAATGGCTCCCGGTGTATCGTTGAACTGCGCATAAGAGGCTTGGGTGATCGTCGGATTTACTGCCCAGTTCAGATAATCGCCGATCGCCGACCAGGCCAGAATGTCGGGGGAGCCAGTAACAGTCGAGTAGGAGGCGCAGTCGCCGAGAAAGACAAAATTCGCGGCTACACAACAGGTATTAGCTTTCGGCGGTGGAGTAATGCCATCGGTCAAATCAGCGAACAAGGTCGCAATGGTCAGATCGAGCGCGCTGCGTTTTTGGGTGTTGACCGCTTTATTGCAGGCGACGATGATATCGCCGAAAGCGCAAAAGTCGAAAGCCGCTACCGAATCCTCGCCGTACTGAAATGCCGGGGTGCCTAAAGCGTAGTCGCCCGCCTTGGAAACGTTGATAAAGCCGTTGGTATACTCATAAAGCGAAATGCGAGTGTTGGAACCGACCAACACGATGCCGCCCGGCTGAGACAGCCAGCGCGAAGCGAACATGATATTAGGCCAGGCTTCGCCAGCGCCTAGCGTATAGGTATGTGCGGTATGAGCAACGTCGGCAAAGGCTTGTCGATATCCCCGCGCCGATGGCACCATATCCGTCAACGCCGTAACCAACTCCGGTGTCCGTGGGTCCAGATCGGGTCGATAATCTAGCATGGCCAAGCCTTTGTTCTTCCGGTCGCGGTGCTCGCTACCGTCTGCTGTTGGAGTCCGGCGAATACTTCCCGCTCGTGTGCATCAAGCATCTGCGCCCAACCGTTCGTATCCGCCGAGGACGGGATGAACTGTCCGACCAATATCTTTTTGGCTCGGGTGCGGATCAATTCTTCCGCTTCGGTCGTCCATACGTTCGAGGACGTGGAGCCCGAGGCCAAAGCCGTGTAGTTTTTCAGGTAGTAGTAAGTCAGGGTGTAGATCGCGTTCGGCGTCGGCCACAACCGGAACTCCTGCTTGTACGCGGCGAAGTGATACGGAACGCCCTTCAAGGTCGTATTAACGTAGCGCTCGTCAATCTCCCGCGGCGACAGTTGCACCATCGGCGTCAACGTGCCGTTGGCCGTGATCGTCATGCTGTCCAACTCAACGAAGTCCGCCGGCCAGGCATAGGTCGCCGTACCATCCGCGGTGGCTTGCGTCCCGGAAGTCTCGTTGAACCAGAAGCGATAGCGCTGGTAATGGGCGATCGCATCATTGATGTAATCGTCCACGACAGACGCTACATCGTCCCGATGCAGCTCCGCGATGA